TATTGTATTTGTATCTATATAGTCTAGTCCAGTTTCAACTGTTTCTCCAGAACTATCTTTTGTTGTTACGTTTGGAAAAAATCCAAGATTATGTGTTAATGTTACTGAATATACTCCACTAATTGGTCCTACGACTTGTGCTAACTCCCAAGAAGATGTATATGCATAATCTGTGCCTTCTTGAACTAATTTAATTATAGTTGCCCCAGACCAACTTAAATCTGTAAGTTTTGGTCCGTAAAAGTCTGTTGTAGTGGTGTTGTAATAGAAATCTCCAGTTACCCCTAAATTTCCAGAAGGAGCACCAGTTCCGTTTAATATTGTTCTTCCAGCAGGACCTTGAGGTCCTGGTGTTTTTACAATTACTTTATTTTTTACTTCTGTTACTATAACTTTTTCTGACATTATATAGTTACCGATCTACTGAGAGTTAAAAACCCTTCAAGGAGTTTTATTTTATTCCCGTTAGAATCGACAACCATTATGTCATAAGAAGATTTTGGATAAAACAATTTATTAGTTTGAGTAGGTGTCATTTTAACAGTTAATGTTCCAGTTGCTCCATTAATTGTTATACCACCAGTTGGTGATGTTAAAGTAAATGCTAATTTAGATCCACCTTTAGTATCACGTACTTGCATTTTTGCAGTTGCATTTACTAAACTTATAGGTGTGACTTCATCCTCTAAAGTATATTGAACTTCAAAGGTAAAAGTAGCATTTTGATCTACTTCAAAATTTTTTTGTACTGCCATTTGCAAAATCTCCTAAAATAGGAAAACTCCTATGCTTATTTTAGCATAGGAGCTCTCTTAATACAGTCTACTAAATTACTTGGCTGATTTAAAACCAAATTCTTGATTGCTTGGAGAAAGAGCCTTCAAAATCACTGGGGCTACTGCTGCTACTCCGCCCATAAGTAGATCCTTTGGATTTGTATTTCCAGTCATATACAAAGCAATTGCTGCTGAAAGAAATGCACGAGCATATGTTCCAAGAGCTGCTAAGATTTGTTCTGTCATTGATATTACTCCATCGTTATTTAGATCTTTTTTCATAAGATCCTCCTATTTCTGAGCAATCTGCTCAGGAATTTTGGGTTTCCCCAATACTAATATAATACCACTATGCGGAAATATCTACAAGTTCACAGTTTCCGTCTGATGTACATGCTAGTGTTTGTGTTCCAGATGTTCCATCTTCTGTTTCATAAAAAGAAAGATCTGCCCATCTAATTTCTTTAGGCATTTTACTTAAAAGATCTAGATAGTCTTCCTCAGAAACTTCTTGATACGGAGCCTGCTTATATGTATGATCTGAATGTGGTAAAAATGAAATTCCAGATACTTCGTCAAAATGTTTGTATACCCATGCACCAACTTCCATCCATTCATCTTCTTTTACAGATACCGTAATAGATGGTTTGTGTTCACACCATGCACGTTGATAAATTAACCATGTGTTTAAATGATCAATTGCAGTAAGATCATTTCTGACAATAGCGCCTTCTGGGGCCTTTACTGGAAATGAAAATACGTATGTATCATTTGGCTTCATTACATCGTCTTCTACTGGGATTCCGACTTCTTTTAAAAATGTAGAAATAGGATCTTTTTTGTCTCCACGCACTGTACGAATATAGTATTGAGAGTGCCATGGATGCATACCAGATGAAACACCAACTAATTGAGAAACTGTTCCAGATGGCTTAACACAAGTAATTGCTGCAGATTCTTGTATTCCAATTTTTTTTGCTTCATCTGCATTTACTTTTCTTGCAGATTCACGCAGTTCTGTTAATACCTTTTCTAATTTATTAATATCTTCTTTTCCTGAAAAGAATTTATGTCCAAATTGACCAGTTAAAGAAACTCCTAATAGACGTTCTTCTTCTGTATTGTCTTTCCAAATTTTACGAAGATATTTAAAATCTGTTAATGTTGATTGCCATGTTCCTAAAATAGTGGCAAGACGGACTTTATTTGTAACATCTTCAACTGTATCTTTTTCACGTAATACGACTTCTGAAAGATTACAAAACTGATAAGGACGGAGAATAATTTCCGAACAAGGGTTGGTTCCATAATGAATTTCAGGGTCCCGTCTTCCATATTTAGCTGCTTGTTTTTGTGCTGCTGCAACATTGTAGATTCCACGTTCTCCTGATTTTGAATCATATAAGTTTTTCCATTCTGCAATGAACTGTTCCATTTCTGGTTTACGAGAGTAAGCCACTGAGTTATTAGATAATGCACGTTGAGAATTATTTTCCCACCAATTTCCTGATTTAGCTGCTGCCATTTCTATATCATTTATATTAGATAAAGAAATCATTGCAGAACGACGAACTCCACCAACTACAACAATTTCACCAATTTTACACATTAAATCATGTGCCTCAATTGGTTTTAATTGACGACCTGCTGCTGATTTAAATTTAGCAATTGTAAAATCAAAAAGATTTATTAATGGTTGTGGTCCAGATGAACGACCTCCCATTGTTTTAAGTCTTGCTCCTGCTGGACGAAGTTTTGAAACATCTACTGACGGTATTTGTCCTGACCATAATAAAGCTAGTAATTCTCTATATGCTTTTGCCCAACCTTGTTTAGAATCTTCTACTGTTATAACTGTTGTAGATTTTTCAAATGTTTCTGGAACTGCGGGCAGTTTATTTACATACTTGTATTCAACAGAAAATCCAACACCTGTTCCACACATAAGAATATACATTGTTTCATCAAATGATCTTGGATTGTCTACTGGTACGAATGAGCAGTTGTATCCAGCAACATGATCTCTGTCTAACGCAGCACCTGCAGTCATTACTGCTCTCATTGAAGGCATAACGTTTCTATCAAGAACTGCTTGCTTTAATTCTTCTATAAGTTTAGATGAAGGTTCATATGAATGCTCTTTAAATAAATGATCTAGCATAAAAGAAAAATAACGATCTACTGTTTCACTCCAAGTTTCTCGACGATTTTCTTCTGGGATCCATCTTGCATATCTTGACAATGCAATAAAATTTTCATATGGATTTTGAATGCTATATGACATTTATTATACGACCTTTTCTCCGCCTGACGGTTTATTAAATTTAAGTGAGATATAAGTGTATCAAATGTTATTTATAGAGGGAAGACTTTAAGAAAATTTTTTAAAAATATGTTCAAATGCGTTATTGGTCAACTGATCCCAATTATATTCTTTATGTATTTTAGTTGACTGAGCAAAGTAATAACCAGAATATGCATTAAAATTTATTGCAACATCTCTCATAACTTCAAGTAGATGTTTATAGTTTGGCTCTAAAACTTTACCCTCATGTGGAAAAGGCCATGGAGAATCTATTAATTCAGATTTTAATTTTAGTGGTCCAATATAGTTTTCATATTCTGCCCAGCCACTTGTACAAATAGTTGGCATGCCAGTTGCTAAAGCCTGTAATGGTATAAAACCAAAACCTTCTCCATAACTTGGATAAACTAAAACGTCATGAGAGTTATATAGATTAACCAAATCTTCATCATTTAAAACATTAGTAATTAAATTTATATTAGAATATAAATTTTGTGGCAACCCTATAATATTTTTATCTATATAGTTGTTATATATTCTTGTTGTGTTTATTTGATCAGCTTTTATAGTTAAAGAATAGTTTGGGTTATTTCCAAATAAAGAAACAAAAGCATCTACTACCATTTGACCTGCTTTTCTTGGAGCAGGTTCACCTATATGCAAAAATTTAATTATTCCATCATCTGGTCTTCGATATGGCTTCCACATTGGGTCTATTCCGTGTTGATAAACTTTAACATTTTTAAATCCATTATCTTCAAAATTATTTGCACACCAAGTAGAAGTTGTCCATATTTCATCACATGCATTCATGTAGTAAATCCATTCTTTTGGAATAACGGTAGATTCCCATGGAGTATAACTAATTTGATATTGATTTTTATGTAATTTATAGTGTGATGGTTGAGAAAAATTTAATTGAACTTTTGATTTTGGATCTTGAAATGGGACAAAGTGTCCTAAATTAGTTAATGATTTAACTATATTTTTAGCAGCATAACCATATCCATTATTACTTTTTAAATTAATAATTGGTGTAGAAAATGAAATATTCATTAAATCCTTCTGGTCAACTGGGTTGACACCTCTACTTCTTTAATGTTATTATTATAACTCGTTATCTCTAAAGGAGGCAATGCCAATGGAGAGAATCAAACAACGTTTGAGCGATGTTGTTCATAGTTGGACAGCTATAGGAATGATAACATTATTTCTATTTTCCGTCCAACCTGGACCAACACCAACTCAAGCTTTACCTGCGAAGGTAGAAAAAACTGAAAGACAACTAAAGAGAGAAATAATAAGCAAGTTCAGTAATGATAAATATAGCAGTTCTGAAATGCTTGCAGCTGATGATTTAAAAGATTTACTATGGGCTGTAGGATTCGAAGGAAATGCTTTAAAAACAGCTTGGGCTGTTGCAACGGTAGAGTCAAATGGAAGACCAATGGCTTTAAACGACAACAAATCAACTGGAGATAAATCTTACGGAATTTTCCAAATCAATATGCTTGGAAATCTAGGCATAGATAGATTAGAAAAATTCAATTTAGTTTCAAATAAGGAATTATTTGATCCAGTAACAAACGCAGAGATAACGTACTATATGACTAAAGGCGGCAAGGATTGGTCCAGTTGGCCCAATTCTATTAATAAAGCAAGGAAACTCATTCCAGAATTTCCTTCGGCTTAAGGAGCAATATTGAAAAAGATACAGTATGTATCTAAATATATAGCTTTATCTGAAGAGGGTCTTGTACCTAGGCTTGAATGCCCAATGGATCAAGGCCTTCTTCTTTCTAATTTAGACGCAGATGATAATATATATTTATATTGCTTGTCATGTTCTTATAAAAATTTTATAGGCGAAAAATTGTATAATAGTATAAAAGAGAAAGTAGATAAAAATGTCTGAAGGAAGTAGACAACAACAGAATTTGGAAGACAATCTTCCAATGGTTAACTATATTATGCTTCATAGAATTTATGACGTGTTAACCCTAATAGCTAAAAACACATCAAACGATAATGGAGATGAAGTCGCTAAATTAATTGAATATCATGATCAAGGATATTTATTAGGACCAGTTCCATCATTTACATCAGAAGGAGAAAATAATGAATAAGCAAGAAATTGTACAAGTTATGTTAGAGTCTTTTGAAAAAAATAATATTCAACTTTGTATTAATGCTGGAATGGATGAGGCTGAGGTAAACGAAAAAACATTGCAGTCAAGACAAACTATGACATTTTTATTTGAATACATGTATGATGATCTTGATAAAAAAGGAGTAATTAAAAATTCCTAAATATATATATAAACCAATTTCAGAAGACATATTTGCTTTATGGAAAGAAAATGTCGAAAAAGATTCTGAATTTATAAATAGTTGGCCAGATGGTATTCCATCTGAATTATGTGTAATTGCAAGTGATGAGAATGAGGCTTTAAATATAAGAAATTTGCTTACATATAGTCCTGCTTGGCAACTAGATAGAATAGAATAAATTTTGTTGTTGACTTTATAAAATAAGAATTATATACTTATTTTGTAGGTCGAGCTTGCTCCCTACTTTGCATCATTAGATGCCAGAACCCAATTGGATCCGCCTCCGATTGGGTTTTCTGTTAATTGGCGGTATAATAGTATAGTGATAAGACAATCTATAATTTTATTAAATAGCACACCGCTAGATTTAACAAGAAGTGGTGTTCTTGATAGGCCTATGGTTTTATCTATTCAAAATATTATGACAACTGGATACGCTTATCTTGGTAATGAATATGTATCTTCTTCAGATTATGGGCATAAGCTTTATCCTGGGCAATCATTTACTATAGAACTTGCACCTAGCGATAAAATATTTGCAGTAGGCGATGCAGGTGTATCTATAGCATTGTTTAAATTGGATATCGGATGAGTCAACCAAGAATAAGAATTACTACGCCACCATTCGATCCATCTGTATTACCTTCATATGTAAGCACTGTAAAGCATCTAGTCAAAAGCGATTATAATGGAACAATAAATAAAGGCCAGGCTGTTTATGTGACTGGTTCTACTGGATTATCTGGAACTAACATGTTAGTGAACAGAGCCAGTAATACTATAGAAATGACCTCGTCTAAAACTATGGGTCTACTTGAAGAAAGTTTAAATAAAAATGGAATAGGTTATGTAGTTACAGAAGGCTTATTGGCTGGACTGAATACCAATGGGGCTAATCCTGGAGATCCAGTTTGGTTAGGAGTAGACGGTAATTTAATATATGGTTTAGCAAATAAACCAGTGGCGCCTGCACATTTAGTATTTATAGGAATTGTAACTAGAGCTCAACAAAATAATGGGGAAATATTTGTAAAAGTACAAAATGGTTTTGAAGTAGAAGAACTTCATAACGTAGTACTAAATGGTAAAACATCTGGCGATATGCTTAAATGGAATGGTACTACTTGGGTTAATTTTCATGGAGCTAGTGGTTCGTTTACATCTAGCGATGGCAAAACGGTAACAGTAACTAGCGGAATCATTACCTCTATAGTTTAAGTGGTATAATTATATTATGACTCCTAGAAGACATTTTTCTGATCAGATGTTTAGTCCATATTTTCAATCAGAACATTATAAAAATGAAAGTCATGAAATTAAACTGCAAAATAAATTTGAAAATTTTTTAAAAAAAATAACATTCTGGAATAAACTATTTAAAAACTAAAAATTTTCTTTTAGGATATGGTGGAATACCTTTAGTCTCTATATCTGGCATATCCATATAAGCTTTAAAATAAACATCTTTTATCTTACATAACTCTTCTATCTTATCGAATCCAGAATGATTATGAGAATCTCTGGAATACTCTATAACCGCCATTTTAGATCTTTTAAATAACTCTATAAATGCATCCCATTGTTCTTCTGGTCCTTGTATTGCTAAACCTAGACATGATAATGAGAAATTAATTGGATTAACTTGTTCTAGAAATATCTTAACATCTTTATTGTAGCCACCCTCAAATGTATTAAGTGGATCTATAGATATTAATTCTCCATTAACCTTAAGTGGAACTTTATATGTTCCAACATCTACTACTAATGGTTCGTCTGCTAAAAAGTACTCAGCCATTCTTTGTCTGATAGTATATGGTTTTTCATTCAGATACTCCCATAAAAAGGGGCCCTGCATAATTTTAGTCATATATTGATCTTCCATGTTTATAGAGTACTAAATCCTCTCAATAAGTGCAATTGCAAAAATTTCAGTGCGGCGATAATAGAAGACCCATACTTACCCCTACCAATATGTCTAGTAAATTGGCATATAGGCCTTAGAAGGCTTTTAAAGTATGTTTTAACTTAAAGCTATGCCTATAGCTAAATAAGCAACAATAAGAATTAGCAATGATGCTACAAATTTCTTTTTAAATGTATCTATATCCATTATTTATTCCATATTCTAGTTGACTAAGATATATATTATATTTATATATTTTATATTTTCTTTTTAGGGATATTTCCAGATTTAGAGCATACAACCCCTACACCCCTTTTTAAGAAAAGGACCCCGAAATTGTCTTTTAAGGTTGTAAGCCTGCA